GCCACGGCTCGGCGTGGTGGTTGCCGAAACGATGCCCTTACACGGCTCGGCGTGCTACAGGCTAGATTCCATTTCCATCAACGCAAGAGCGTTCTTGCGAGATTCAATCTGCTTTTGGCCTGTCCGCTTCTTCCACTCGGCATGCGATCGGACGCCGACGCTCGTCTCCTCGTATGCCGGGTATGTGACTGGAGACACATCGAACAGCCGCACCTTGATAAGCTCGCGGACGTCCTGCTTATCTTCGGTGCGCCACCTTTCCGAGATAGTCTCGAAGGCAAACGAAGACTGCGACACATCGCCACGGCGAATGCTCTCCATCAGATCACGGGCGAATTGAGTGTCGGGAGGATCGATTTCGTACATCAAACCCTTGTCGTCAACCGACAGCCGCAAGGTGTTGGCCTTGGTGCGACCCAGCACGAGGTTTGGGTCATGGTTAAAAAGCGCCCTGACGTCGTCGCCATTGGCGAGCGTTTCGTCAAAGGCTCCAGGCTTAATGACTTCCCGGAACCACCCGATGTCGGCGGGCGAGTCGAACATGGCAGCATAGCCGCTTATTTTCGGGGCCGCGCCTTCGTCGTGGTGGACCCGCAACTCGCCACCGTGAAGCACTCTGCGTTCAATGCTCATGATGTCACCTCGCACGCCCGGAGTGCCTCCTCGACGTACCGGGCGGGATCTTCTGTCAGTTCGCCCAGGCTTTGCTTGGAAAGCTCGATGTGCCGCCTGGCGTAAGCCATCGCCATTGCCCGCGCGCCGGATTTGTCAAGGCACAGGTATGCCGGCTCGACAGCCTCGGCTACCTGCTGCTCGTGCTTCACATAAAAGGCATCGGCCCACTGCTCCAAGCCTTGCCCCTTCTCGGCGGCACGCTTCGCCGCGTTGACTTCCTTGCGGAGCATTCGGCGGATTGCGTCAGACATTACAGGCACAAGCGCGCGGGCCGGGAGATCGTCTTCCGGTTCTTCGTCTCCCTCTCCCTCGGGCTCATTAGGCTCGACAATCGGAGGCTCGGGCGGGTTCTGTATCGCCTGCAACTGTGCCTCTGTCTCCTGCTCGGCCTGCGTGACTGTCTTCATGTTGGCCGGGAACAGGAACTCATCAAGCCCGTCAACCGGCGAGTGGTTCTCGATGACGCGAACCTCGTTGCGGCTGATCCATCCGTTCGTGATGGCGATGGCGTGAGCCTGATACCGAGTCAGCGTGTCGGCGCGGAGCAGGGCGTCGTAGAGCCGCTCGGCAAACAGCGTCGGCTCGTTCCTGCTAATCAGCTTCCGCTTAATTTCCTGTTCTTGGCGCACAATCCACGGCATCAGCGTATCAGTCAGGTAATCAAGGTTTGTCTGCTCAAGCGTGCTCCATCCCTGCGCCCGCTTCAGGTGGCCGACCTTGTGGGGTGGCATCCTGAACCAGCGGCACACTTCCTCTACGCAGAACTCGCGTCCCTCAAGCAACTGGGCGTCTTCGGGGCTGACGCCGACCTTGTTGTACTTTCCGCCGTTTGGCAGGATCATCATTCTCCACGCATTACCGGCCCCGGCGTGCCTCTCCTCGAATGATTTGCGGAGGTTCTCAATCTGGTCGGGCTTAAGTGCGTTCGGAAACTCAAGCGCGCCGCACATCCATGTACCATTCCCGAAGAACGCCCCGGCATACTTCTGCATGGCGAGAGCCGCACCGAATGACTCCTTGCCAATCTCGGCGATAATCCACGAGGTGATACCGTCGTATCCGAGCCCGTGAATGTGCAGTACGTCGGCGGGGCTCAGCGGCAACTCGCGGCCATCAGTGCCAGCGACGAAGTACATCAGCGACTTGTCTTTTTGCCGCTCGATCCGCACACTATTTGGGTCAAGCACATGCAACGCCTTGACGCGGCCGTCGTTGCGCCACTCTATTTCGGCGAACCCGCCCTTGAAGGCGAGGGCGTGCTGCATGATCGTCTCCCAGAACACCATCGAGCACATCTCGGGATTCGGGTCGTCATGCAGAATCGGATACAGGTAGTGGTCAGGCCTGCGCCTTTTGCCGCCGTCTGCCTGGTGGTCGTACAGAATCAGCGGAAGCTTTGCAGTGTCCTCGGCGATGTTGCGAACGCAAGCAAAGTACGCGGAGATGCCAAGTGCGGTTTCGGGATTGACCGTCTCGCCTGCCGCCGTCTCCTGGCCGCATCCGAGCAACTTTTGCACCCAATAGCTTGGGTTTTGCGGGCTCCCCCCGGTGGTCTTGGTGGCTCTGCGTTCAAGCCATCTGGCTAGCATTCCCATGTGTTGCCCCAAAACTCCGGTTTATCGAATCTCTTTAGGCGTGTCGCGCTGGTTTTGCACGCTGATCGCGTGTTCGTCGCACACCCATTCCGCACGCCTTGCGACAGGCTGGAACATGGCCGTGGTCTCTCGGCCGGGCTCAGTAAGCCATATCTGGCGTCGTGCCGGTGCCCCGCAGACGCAGCAACGACTAGACAAAGATGGCGAGCGGCCCATCTTGCGGAACCTCGCTAGTCACCGCCAGCCCAAGAGCCATGATGCCAGCTACGATGCCGTCGATACGCTCGGTAGACTTGGCCTTGTTGGGCTTGATGTTTCCCGCCGGGTCGGTGTCAATGGTTACATTCGAGGCCATCCAGCGGAGTACTGGATTGTTGCCATGCACGAGCTTGCCCGCGACGACAAGCTGTTCCATTAGTTTTGCCGGGCCGCTCATTGAGGCATACCCCTGCCTGAACTGCACGACGTTGAACCCCTCGGCGTCCAGCTGCGTCATGACTCCAGTGGCGTTCCACGGGTCGACGGCAACGCCCTGTAGCCCGAACTCGGTACCCAACTCCTTGAGCTTGGCGATGATCTCGCCATAGTCGACCACATTGCCCTGCGTCAGCGATACGAACCCCTCGCGCGACCAGGCCACATATGGCACCCGGTCCTGCCGCTCGCGAACGTGGGCACTGTCGGTCGGCACCCAGAAGTACGGTTTCCACGCGAACAACCCGTCATCAAGCGGGAAGCACAGCACCAGTGCCGTTATGTCGCGCGTGCTCGACAGGTCCAACCCAGCGAAGCATGGTCGGCCCGCCAGATCAGGCACCTCTGCGGGACAGGCGTCCCATCGTTCCATCGGCAGCCAGCGAACGGCCTGCTCGGTCCACTGGTTCAGGTGCAGGCGGCGGAAGGTGTTCTCATAGCTCGGGTTCTCCTGTGCCTTCTGGCACTCGCGCCGCAGATAGTCGAGCGAGACACTGACGCCCAAATTCGGGTTAGCCTTCCTCCAGACTTCTTCCGATGCCCAGTCGTCCGCTTCGGCGGCCTCGTAGATGACCGGCAGGAACGCCGAGTCTCGCGAGACGCCTTCCTGTACGCGCTTGGCCCGCTGGTACACCTCGTAGCAAATCGAGTTTCGATCCCATCCCGCCGTAGTTGCGTAAAGCAGTAGCGGCTGCCGGCGAGTAGAAGACGCAAACGACGTTGTCAGCGTGTCAATCAGGTCTCGGTCTGGTTGCTCGTGCAACTCATCGACCACGACCATGTGCGAGTTGCCGCCGTGCTTTCCTTTCGCCTCGCCAGAGATGACCTTGTACGCGCTGCCCTTGTCGGCATTCAAGACCACAGACTTGTACGAGTCGTATACCGTACAGCGGCTTGAGAGCTCGGGCTCGCGGGCAATCATCCCGGCCGCGTGGCGAAACAGGTACGTCGCCTGTGGGATGTCGGCGGCGGCGCCGTAAATCTGCGCGCCCGGCTCGTTGTCGCAAAACAGGACATAGTTGAGAATGCCGGCACAGAGTGGAGTCTTGCCATTCTTTCGCGGGATGAGAATCAGGCACTCGCGATACCGCCTCGTGCCGTCAAGCCTGCGCCAGCCGAACAGGCAGCCCACGATAGCCTTTTGCCAGTCCTCAAGCTCAAAGGGCTTGCCGGCGGTCGCGCCCTCGATGTGCTGAAGGCACTCGGCGAAGAACGCTACGACCTTGTCGGCCTCGGCCTCATCAAACCAGCAGTCGCCCGCATCGCGGTACGGGTCGTAGCCGGGGATGAGCTTAAGAAGGCGCGGCCACTGGCTCTGGCGGGAACTGGCCCCAGATGCACGCCGACGAGAGCCCGCTAGTGTCGCCGTGGTAGTCGCACGACAAGACGTCTTCGAGCGGCTGGCCGGTTTCTTCGTCGAACGGGATTTCGACTTCGAGGCCACTTTCGTT